ATCATCATCCACTATTTCACCCTCTAACAATGGATTAGGCTTCTTCTCCTCAGCTGCCTTAGCTGCTTCTTTAGCTGCCTTAGCCTTCTCTTTCTGTATCTTGTAGTCCTCCATAGTAATAATACGTTTGGAGTTGGTGAACAAGTTCTCACCACGCTTGATGAGACTTGCATCAGACTTGATACATTCACCTTCGTTAGTACACAGTGTATAGATGAAGACAGAGTTATAGATGGAAGCTACTTTTACTTGCTTACCGTCTCTTTCCTTAGTCTCAGTGATGATTTTACCGTCGTTGTCCTTACGAACAAAGTCAGGAAAACCTGTTACTTCAACACGACAGATGGGAAAAACTTCACCAATAGTTTCCTCTATTGCCTTGAAGTACTCATCTTCATGTTCCTTAGTACTACCATATGCAGCCATTAACTGCATCACAACAGGTCTAGTTTGCTCTTGCAGCACCTTTCTTAGACCTGCTTGTCTGAACTCGCACACTGCATAGCGTGCTTTGCCATCTTTGGAGGTCTTAACCTCTACTTTCGTAAGTTCGTAGTTCTTTACGTCTTTATCCTTGATAGACAAATCCATAGCATTTTACGGTTACCTATACACCATAAGGTTCTATTGACACATTAACTCTTTGACGGGGGATTTCCCCTACTTGTTAGGAGAGGGGACTTGATATTGTACTGGTCCTCGCTTTCAATTGCACACTATCAAAATTTTTATAATATTTTATTTTGGTTCCCATTCTCACTAATACCCCCAAAAATATT